TACAACAAAAGGTGAATAAACAATCGCTGCATCAGAAGATACTTTTAAATTTGGAAAAGGGTTTTTTGTTTTGACCACTTCTACTTTTGTTTTTTTAAAATTCATTAATGTATCGTCGGTTTTACAAGTTCAATTAGGTCAAGACCACCTTGATCTAATAAATTCTTTGCCTCTTTTGCACTAAGATGATCATAAAAGAGAACTCTTGCTGCTGCCATCATAGCACCAGCTAAAAGTACACTATCTTCAGAGCTTTTACTACTATTTTTTGCTATATACATCAGCTTATCGAAGTAATCAGCTAGTTTTTCTTCTGCGTTTCCCATTTTTAGATATTCCTGCCTCATTAAGTGCTATTGCTATTGCTTGTTTTCTAGATTTAACCTTTTTTTTCGATCCGCCAATGTTTAGTTTACCTTTTTTAAACTCTCGCATTACTTTTGCGACCTTTTTTTCTCTTTTTTTCACTGTTTTTGCTTATCAAGATTAACATTTGCACGTAATTGAGCAATATCTTCGTTAGAATCTATTTTATCTTGCGCTATTTTTGCTTGTTGATCAAGTTTTGCAGCGTCAAGCTCTAATTTTTGACTGTCGTTTTCTGCTTTTCTTTGAATATCTTGTGCTTTAAGCTGTAATTCTTGTTGTTTTAGACCAATTAAAGGATCTTGTCCCTGTCCTTCCATAGCTTCTTGTTCTTCTATGAACATTTCAGATATAAAATCACTAATTTTATCTGCAACTTGTACTTCAAGCTGTTTTTGAAACTGCATTTGTAGTTCTGGTGGTATTTGTCCGCCATATCTTTGTGCTTCTTGTTGTATAACTTCTTGCATTTGTGCTTCAACTTCTTCTCTTGCAAGTAAAGAAATATGCTCCATTACATGCGCTTGTAAAATAATTGTTGCTTGAGGATTTGCTCTTACTAACATTGAGGACATAAATACTCTGTGTGCTTCAATGTGTTGTTGATGTGCTTGACCTCTAAACACCACTAATTTTTTGCCCATCAAAGCGTCTGCATTTTCAATACCAGGATCTTTAGGTGCATCTGGTTTTGGAACAGGTAGTATTGCGTCAATATCTTTTACACCAAGAGCTTGATACATTCTCTTATATGCTTCATACAAGTTATGTTGTTTAGGATCAGATTGTGCCATCTGCAATTGTGTCTGAGCCAAGGTAACACGTTGAGACATTGAAAAAATATTAGGATCTGACACAGGCATAATATCTACTCTCTCATCAAAATCTGAAGCTTTGAATACAGCAGCAGCATTTTTGCCTACGTCGTACGGATAAACTTGTGGATAAAAATCTTTAAAAACCTTAGCTAATAAATTAAATTCTGTTTTTTGTGCGTAGTGCAATCTTTTATGTATTGCGCTCATCACTCTAGAACCACGTTCAATCAAAGCCATTGTAGTTCCAACAGGTGCATTGGCAGCAACACTGTCGCCTATTTTTTGATCAGCAATTGTGGCAAAACGTTGACCAGATTGTACAACAAAACCTAACAGTTGAAATAAAGTAGCGCTTGGCTCTTTGTAAGGTAAGGGTAATAATCCTGCACGCAAATCACCACTTGGTGCATCTACATCTCTAAACTCACCAGGTTGTAACGGATTATCATCATCACGTATTCTTAAACCTCTAGCTTTAAATCCTGCAGGTAAGTTTGATAATGTCCCTGCATCTATTAATTGTCTTAGTGCAGACGTTGCAGTTCTAGATAATCCACCTAACATGTGAATCAGACCAAAACCATAGAACCCTAGACCAGGTAAAAACTTGTAATGTACAAAGTATTGTTTCTTTTTCTTAAATGAATCCTCTTCTTCAAAGTTTCTATAGATTGATAATACTTGTTGTGAGCCTTCATCTATTGTTACGATGTATGGTAATTTTATACCATCATCATTTTCATAACCTGGTATGTCAAGATCACAATGTATTTCTAATAAAGTATAAACATCATTCTTGTATGCAGAACCAGTAGGTCTCACACCGTCTAGTTTATTTACAGCTTCCTGAACGTTTGAATTGTTTGGTTCATTTTGGTACTGCAGATCAACATCTCTGTAAATACCTTGAACCTGCATCTTTCTAACTTCGTTTTCATTTCTTTTGATTACATGTGTAACTCTCTCAGCTGTTGCTAAATCGGTTGCACTATAGGGAACAATTAAATCTTCACTTGGAACAAACTTCGATACGGCTCTGTTAAGTGTGGTATCAAAATATATTTTCTTAAATGCTGATCCTGATAAAGGTAGATAAAATAACATCTGGTCCAAATCTGGATCAAAATCTTCCATGACATGCATGATTTGATAATTCATAAACTCTTGAACACGCTGTGCTTGTTCTTCTTTTTGAGCATTTTGCTCCCCAATAATTTGTGTTCTTACAGGTCCATTAGCTGGTAATAATTCTTTGTAAGCTTGTGCTTGAAATTGTGTGACTGTCTCAGCTAGTAGAGGATGTGTAACGCCACTTGCACCCTGAAATGGTTGTGCTCTATCTTCGTAATTAAATCCTAGTAATTTTAAACCCTTAGAGTATGAATCATACCACTCATCTCTTGATGATTTATCATCTTTGTATTCCTGCATGAGATCTGAAGATAAATTTTGTAAATCTTCTTCATCAATAAACTCAGCTAAGTTTGCATCAAATCTATCTTCTGGTGGTGTTTCAACAGGATTGATGATAGCTCCGCCATCATCTGTCATTTCAACGTTCTCTATTGTTAACTCATCTTCTGGTGTTTCAACAGTAATCGACTCAGATACGACCTCTGTTGGTTCACCTGTAATTCTTCTTTCAACCATTAAGCTACCTCAAATATATCAATCATCTCAACAAGTCCACCCTTGGCTTTGTGGGTTTTGTATGGTTCTAGCATTTCTTCTGTAATTTTGATAGCAAAAGATGGTGTTGTATTTTTATCAGTAGGTACAGAAATTCTCTCCATTCTATAATTTGGATTGTTATTAATTACAGTTTCAGCTTGAGCTCGGTTCGATAGAGTTGCAACCATGTTGCCGTTTTGATCTGTAATTCTGAATATGTCTTTTGCACCAGCTTTAGTCTGCACATTAAGGACAACAAGTTCTGAGTTATTAGACTTTGCTTGGGTTTTTAGTATTTTTTCTATAGTTGATGTATAGTGCTTTCCGTCTGGTGTTTTAGCATTAGGTCCACCGTAGAACTCGGACATGCCAATACCTTTGTATTCTGAACCTTTAAATTCACCTCTAGCGGTAAAATAATCTATTTGTGCCTTCTTATCTGCAGCTCTTACATCCATCGGTGTAGCAGAATTACCTTTAAAATTGTATCTGTCGATGACAAACTGATCAGGTGTAACAGCATAATATTCTGGTACATTCTCTTCTTTTAAAACAAATTTTCTGTATGCAAGTTCAAACAAATCTTTTTTAATTAGAGCATCGGCCCATTCTTCTCTTTTCTTAAACGGTATATCTGGAAATAATCCCTCATATGTTTTGCTGTCTATAACAATAAGTTCATTAATCATTTCATCTATGTTTTGTGTTAATGCCTCTTTTAATCTTGTAACAGAAGCAGGATCAAGCTCTCTTGTTTCAATATATCTGTTAATGATCTCATCTACCTCAGCATCTAGCTTAACTAATTTTTCTCCAATTAAATCAACTTCTGTCTGTGATCTTTTTAATGGTCTAAACACTGATTTGTTTTCCTCAAAAAACTCTAGTGCTTGATTACCTATACGACTTAATTGTGGTAGCGTTGTTGACTCTTTGCCTTCGTCTTGTATTTTTCTTAAAGTGGCAACAAGTTTTTGTTTTCGACCAGCTGCCGCTTGCATAATATCAGATTGTATTTCGTCGGCAAATGCTACACGAACGATGCCGCTAGTATCAATATTAGATCCTTTTGTAATTTGATCATCTATATCTCTTACTTTGACTATGAGCTCGTCTATTTGATCCAACAAACCTGGGCTTAACTGATTTAGTGTATCGCCGTATTGAGTCATGATTTGCTCAAGAGACAATTGACTTAGCTCATCAAGTTCTCCTTGAGGTAAACCTCTTCTTACACCTTCTCTATTTAACTTGTTAATCGCTTCTGCGTATAAACCCGCAACCTGTCTTTGTGCTCTTTCTCTTTCACGAGTAAGACCTGGTATGTTAGATTCTGTCTTTGGTGCTGATATTTTTGTTGGTAATATTGCATTACGATCCGTGAGCCGTGACCAACCGACAACGTACACATCATCTTGATTAGGTATACCAAATCCATGATTCGATATTGATTCTCCTGGAAATATTCCAACGGGATACGATCCTGAATCGCCTGGTATTTTTTCATTAGGTATATATAAAACTCTTTCTCGTTGCGTGCCTGATATGTAACCTGGTTCTGCGTAGCCTTCATATGCTGTGGGTTTCTCGCCATACGGATTAATGATCTCGGACCCCCGACCCGTAGCATGCACATGCATACCTCTAATCGGTGACTGACGTAAATGATCTATGACTTGTTGTTTTGGTATCGGTGTATTTTCATCATAGATACGTAACAAAGATTCAATTTGGTAATCTCTAAATTCAGAATCTCTGATTCTATTTTTACGGAAGAAATCAAGTAATGCTTTTTTATTTAAAAATATTTCTGGTGTATCTGGTCTTGCCAAAACTCTTTCAATGTCAGAATAGAAGACACCTGTGATTGGTTGATTTGTTTTTGGTGTTACAGCTATATCCATACCCGTTACATCATCAACTAAATTAACCTTGTCATTATCCTCTGGTGTTGGATCAAACACATCATCTTGTTTGTTTATTTTTTCTTGCTCTAAACTTTGTTTTTGTTTCTTTGTTGGATTATCTAAACTTTCTTTTGGTGTAGGTATTGGAGCTGTTTCGTTGACAGGTGGCTTTGTAAATAGTTTCCAGAAAGGTAATTTAAGATTTGCTTGTTCCACTTCACCTTCAAAAATGTCCTCCATTGGTTGCACATCAAAAGTTTTTGTCATTGGTGCAGCAGATGTTTTCTGCTCTATATCAAATACATCTTCTTCTGGTTTCTCCTCTCCAAAAGAACGTTTCGTGCCTTTCGCTGCATCGCCAAACTCAACGGTTATTCTTGGCATTAATTTTTTAATTTGTTCTGGCACTTCTCTTAACTCCTGTTCTTCTTCAAATATATCGTCCACATCTTGTACTAGACCTCCACTTTGCATTGCAGTAACTTTTCCTGTTCTAAAACCAGCTTCATTTAATAAATCAATTGCTTGCTCAAGTTGAGCAATCTCTTCATCTGTAACACCATATTGTTCTTTAAGCAATTCTCTTTGTTTCGATCCTGGAGGACCACCAATTATATCTGTAATTTTTTCTGCAAGAGTTTTGTGTCGACCTAAAACAAAATCACCAACAGCAACCTCTGCCCCTAGCTCCTCTAACTCCATGTCTACTTGATCAAGTTTACTTCTGTCACCTGTCGCTTCAAACTCATCGACGGCAGCCCTTGCTCTTTTCTCTAATTGCGGTTGTTTAATTGCATTGTAATTTGAAATATCAAGATAATAAGATCCAGGTATCATGCCTGCTCCTGTTAAACCTTCTCCAACGGTTTCACCAACTTGTGAAGATTCAAAGGTGTGAGCTATTTGTACACTGTTTTTTGCTTCATCTATTCTTTCTTGTTCAGTTCTAATACTACCATCTGGTCTTTTTTTAGGAGCCTTAAAAATTTTATTTAATGCTGGTTTAGCTAATTCACCTACCTCTTCTCTGATTTTATCATGATAAGCAAATTTTAAAAAATTTTGATATTCAATTGAATTTGGATCTAACAAAGCTAACATGTCATTACCAAATTCATTAATAAAAGGATCAAAACTATTCTGAACAGGGTTTCTTGTTTCGGCTGATGTTTCTCTAATAAAATTAAGATAGCGTTTAAGTTTATTTGAAAAATCTCTTTTAACTACTCCGTCCACCACTGGATAAAAACTATCATCCAGTTGTTTCATATTATTTTTTAAATTATTGTAAATGTCATTTGTATTAAGATAAGAATCAAATTTATTTCTTATTGACGTTTTTTCTAGGCTATCTTCTCCAACGCTTAAATATCTATTTATCTGTTGAATTTGATCTCTGTTATAAACTCTACCTTTTTCAAAACCTTTAGTTTTATCAAAATCACCAAAGCCTTTACTTTTGTTGTAATCATTAATTTTTCTTGCAAGAGCTCTTCTAAAATTTGGATCTTGGCTTGTAATGTTAAACCCAGAATATTTTGATCCACTTGCATCACTAACAAATGCTTTTGCAAAAGCTTCTCTTACTGCTCTAGGATCATTCATATTGAATCCTTCAACTCCAGTAAATATATCAAACTGATCGTAAATTTTTTGGTCAGCTTTTTTTGCTATTTCAGATTTGGCTTTACCACCTTTTGTACCAACATCGCCCTCTCTGATTATGCCAAACTGAGCTGAAGGGTATTGTCTGAAAAAAGAATCAGGTGGAACTTTTACATTACCCATACCATCAGTATAAAAAAACTTAGCTGCTGTAGCTTCATCTTGTGTCATGGCTAATTTAAGTTCAGTCGCACTTAATTTAGCAGCATTTTCTTCTATAAACTTTTCACCCTCTGGTGTGGTTTTTTTAACACTACCTTCTGGTGCTAAGTTTCTTTTCTTTGACAATCCTTTTTGTATTGAGAGTTTTTCTAATCTATCAAACTCTTCAGCACCATAATCTTTTCTCAATTTTTCAAGCGCCCTTGCTCTATTTTTTTTGTTGCCATATGCAGCTTCATACTGTTTACTAAAGTTTTCAACTTTTATGTCTGCCTCTTTTGCTGATTTTTCTAATTTAGGATCTATTTCAACTTTTTTTGTTTGCTGTTTTTGTTCTTGTAAAAAATCTCTACCGAGCACATTTATACCTTCATCTCTTTCTCTTGGCGTTGGTCCACGTTTCTTTTTACCTGTCATGTATCTTTTTTGTATATCAAAGCCATACTGCTCTAAATCTTTTGCAGCATTTGGATTTTCTCTTAAATACCCTTTCATAAATTCAGGATTGTCTACAAGTTCTTTGACTGTCAACTTAGAGTTTTTACCGAAAGTTTTTACACCTGCACGCATGAGTGCACCTATTGGTGCTTTTGCTAGATAACCTACACCTGCTACGTCAATCAAATCTATCGGTAAGATGGCTATGCCAAGTTTTTGATCAAAAGGTAGGTCTTTATATTTCGTTCCTTGCTCAGTCATTTCGGTCAAGCCTTTTCTTGCATCACCAAAAAAGAAATTACCTATATCAAACAAACCGTATGTTGGGCGGTCCGTGGTTCCTCCACCAGTTAGAATACCACCTGGATCATAGCCCATTAATTCTTGCAAACCTTTATCCCTTCTTATTCTCTGAGCCAATGCCTGACCCTCAAAAGAATCTGGATCTATGCCAGTCATGGAAAACAAAGCTGCTAATGATTCCTGATTGCGTTGTCTTATGTCAGCTTGTTCTTGTTGAGTTTGTTCAGAAGGTGACACATACTCAAGTATGCCTTTTGTAAATCTTCCAAGATCTCTAGAGAATTGATCTCCTATAAGCTCGTCTTCTTCTAACTGAATGCCGCCGTAATTAGGATCTATGTCAACAAGTGTTTGTCCAGCAGGTCCACCCTCAAAGATATCTACATCATCTTGACCATAAAATTTATCTTTAGTTTCTTTTCTTCTCATCCGTAGTATTCTCGTTGTTCTATGTATTTGGGTTCATCCACATAATCAGACTCCAGCTGGATAAAGTTACCCTGTCTGAATCGCAACAACGCTTGTGTTGTTGAATCGACTAAATCGTCATGATCACCATAAGGGAAAGCAGCGCATTCTTCAACCACTTCTTCTGCCCAACGCTCATCAGGTGCCCATACCTGACCAGCTTCAAAGAGGGGAGCTACGGAGTTTACACGTACGTGCTTATCATTGCCCTTACTAGGCGTATAAGTAACTACAGGAATCCCAACTTGCCGTAGCTCTTGTGTAAGAGGCATACCAGAAGCTTTCGCTTCGATCAAGATTGTTTCGGGTTCCCAGTATTTATATTCTTCAAGCGCTATCTCTTTTAGCTCAGGAAAATCCCAACGACCCTTTCTTGCATGTAAAAGTATGATGTGCGGTGGTCCGTGTTCCACGGGTTTAAATACACCCCACGTTGTTATTGCAGAATAGTCTGCTGTTTCTCGTTTACTAAACGCTGTATCATAACTTTGTATGATATGCATAAGAGGTGGTATCTTTTCATTACCCCACATCTGCCACCATTCACGTTTGATGATAGATCCTTCTTCTGATGTTGGTTTCTGTTGCCACTGTGCTTGCCACTTTTGTTCGGATAGTGAAGCTTTGACACCTTCTAGTTCTGATAGTTTCCAAAATTCTGGCCATAAGGGTTCTTCATTCAAGATTGCTGGAAACTCAACCACGTCCCATTGGTCGGCATTTTCATTTGTTTGATTGTTCATTAGCTTACCTGTCAGGTCTTTCGTAGACCATCTGGTCATGACAATGACTATTGAGCCACCAGGTTGTAAACGTTGACGGGGGCCCGAGGTGTACCATTCGTAAGCGTTGTCTAATGCTGTCTGGGACAGCGCATCTTGTTCCGAGTGTGGGTCATCAATAATTAATAAATCAGCACCACGACCTGTGATTGCACCGCCTACACCAGCTGCAAAATATTCACCGCCTTTGTTCGTGGTAAATCTACCAGCAGCCTTGGAATCTTGAGATAATGTAACATCAGGAAATACTTCCTTAAATTCATCTTGTTCAAACAAGTTACGAACCTTTCTACCAAAGTTATAGGATAGCTCAGCTGTGTGAGTTGTTTGAATTATTTTTAGCTTAGGATTCTTACCCATCATCCATGCAGGAAACAAATGTGAAGCAAACTCTGATTTTGTATGACGTGGTGGCATGTTTACAATTAAACGCTTTATCTTTCCACGTGAAACGTCTTCTAATTTTTTTGCAAAAATTTTATGATGTGAACCTGCAATAAAGTCTGGCCAAACTTTTTTTACAAAAGTAAGGTAGGAGGAACGGGACTCCTCGGCCACTTTGATTTGCAATTTCCTTAATTCGTATTTTAAAACTTCCGTTGGGATTTCAGACATAATTCAAAAAGTTATATCATAATCTGTGTTCGTGTAAAACTTACACTTTACACACACTGCACAGCAACACCCCCAAATTGTGTGTGGTGGGGTGGCGAGATACAAGATATGGTAGTTCTGGTTGGTTTTAAGTACCTAAC